ACCTAATTCTCCAGGCGCACCGCCTGCGCCACCTGTTAATTCACCCATCTCACGCCAATCAGGTCCATTACTCTCAATTTGAGCAAGCTACCACATGAGTTCCTTATCCTTACGTAAGAACTCACGGTTGGCCATAACATCTGTATCATTCCATCCAAGATAGCGCTTCTGTGCATACGTCTTGGATACAAAATCACTTTGTGTAATATTATTAAAGTTTTCAGCTTTAAGTTGAAATTTCTGATTTTCTCTTAACTCGTAGAAGTTAGTCGGGACATTAAAGTGAAGATCGATATTTGAGTCCTTGAGCTTCATTTCATCAAATAATCCCTTAAGTTTGATATGAGTTAAAAATCCATTTTTTAAACCACCAGCAAAACGCTGCTGCTGACGAATGATAAATCTTGCAAATTTTAATTCCTCCCGAAGAATATCTGTACCATCTTTATATGTATCATCAGGATTGAGTCTATTAGAAGGTACTTTAAGTGACTTATAAAGTTTCTTCACGAAGTACATTAAGTCAGTTAATTCACCGAGATTAGCACCACCAGGGAGTTGAGTGACTGTAGTGCCTTCAGAACCTGCGCGCTTAGCAAACCAGAAACTATCTAACATTGACTGCGGATTAAACTGTTGAACAGTAGCACCTTGATTGGCATCGTAATTGCGTTTTGACCAGTAATTGGTCATAAGCTTACGGAGATAAGCCTCAGCCTTTGGTCCGTTCATACTACCAACATCAACGTTGAATACAAGACGTTCAGGAGCACGTACAAGACGATAGATAACAATGGCGTCCTCAATGAGACTCAATTGACGGTAAGCTCTACGTGCATTCTCAATAAATGGTAAACGAAGAGTTTTATTTTCGTTCCAAATACCGGAGTTAATATACGTTACCTGATTAATATCCATTGGGATAAGTTCAGTCTTTGCGATCTTACCAGGATTCTTTGCATCAAAAACAGGCTTACGTAAGAGATATCCCTTAACGATCATGTTTTGCACATTTTCAAAAATTGGATCAATTACATCAGAAGGAATTGTCACTACACCTAAGATACCCTCCTTAGGGTATTTCTTATGAATAACATGCTCCCAGAATAACTCTGCATCAACGAGAAGTTGACGAATATATTCCCAACCACGATTTTCAAAATCAAAGTAACCTATATATTTTTGAAATTCACGCTTTAATTTTGTTTTTTGTGAATCAGATAAGTCGACATCCACAAATCGTAATTTTACGATTTCACCGTGTTCATCCTTGTTAATAAATTCATCACAAATTTCATCCAATGCATCAGCAACTTCAGAGAAAGCTGCCATAACACGGTAATCCATTAATCTACGACCTTTATCCGGTTGGATATTGGCGTACATGAAATCATGATAATCTTTATTTTGGAGAATATTTGCGTACTGATCGTCTGTCGTTGATATTGAAGAAGATACAGACTGACGAACAAGAGCGCCTTGTTTATCTGATCCCTTTTGATAGAAAAGAGAATACTTCGGATTTAATTCGTTAATTTTATCCGCAGCATTGTATGTTTGATAGGGAAGTTTAGCTGAAACATACTTCATCAACTCTCTTCCAAATGTACTCTCTCTATTTTGATCCATGGGTTATATTTTATTTATAAAAAATTTAGGTTAATGCTATCTGTATAGCAGAAGTAAATAAACTCAAACCTTTTGTGAGTTCATAGCTAATAATATTCTGCATAATACCATCATCATTACTCCACTGACTATACGAGTCTTGACTTGATAATAATGTTGTTTGTGTATCTGACCAATTTATAATATTGTCGTAAACTGTTCCGTTTTGCGTATTATTATACGTATAGAACTTATAGTAGTTAGAAATGTTAGTACCTGTAACACTATTAGGTGTTATGAGTCCCCAGCCCCAATCAGGTGTATATGTTGAGAGCGGAGCATAGAAAACATTGTTAGATGATAGATGAGATATGTAATTGCTACTAATATTATTAACAAGTGTGTAATTACCAGAAAATGTTTCGTATGCTACAACTGGTTGACCAGCAAATACAATACCTGAAAGTACACTTATTTGTGTACCGAGATTTGGACCGATAGAACGATCTGTATATAGCTGTATGTTATTATTAAAATTTCTATTATAGGTATTTGGTGTGCCTCTAAGTTTTTGTTGTTTGATAGATAATATATCAACTAAGCGTCGTAACTGAGGTGGGTAGCTATAATTATATTGTTCAAATTGTATTGATAATTCGTTACAAAACGACAATAGAGCATCAACATTAGATGTATCGATATCTGCTCTATTGCTTACAAAGTTTGCAATTTTCTCGTATACGGTTTTACCTAGCTCGTATGGATACGCATTTGCATCGCCGACAATAGTACCGAGAAAACTTGTAAAGAAATTATCGTAGTTTAATAATGGTTCTTGAAAGCGTAATGATTTATAGAATCCTGCAGCATCCCAATTTTCATTTACTTTAGCAATGTTAAATTGACCTGCTGTTGTATATATACTAAATGTATTAGATATACCTGTAAGTGTTGTAGCATTACCAGATAATGGGTCAACTACAACAAGTGACGCTGTTAAAGCACAACTTAATGCAGTACTCTGTGATGTAAAATATCCCTTGTAAAAGCTACCCAATTGTTGCACAGCTCCGGGTGTTACGAAGTCTTCTACAAAAGTAACACCTGGTAGCGGGTGTGTATTACCGTTTTGATCGTAATATATTATACCTGTCTGCACGTTATTAGCTGTTAGACCAATTGCGTTTGTATTAGCAGTTGAAGAAGATAACGGCGGATAAAATTTTGTTGTAAAGTTATTAGCATCCTTGAGTGTTATGACGTAAGGAATTTGTGTATCTTGCCAACAAATGCTTGGTATATTAAAAATAGATGAAACGGAATTAGCTAATGTACCTTCACCGGTAATACCTGTTGTTGATATTGCAAGCTGTGTAGCTGGTGAGTAGTATGAAGATCCGCGTAAAACTTCAAAAACTGCTGGTGCTAAATTTTGATAGCCTATTGCCGGGTAATCGACGTAGTCATATAGGTTTGTACGCTGAGTAAAGGAGTCATTAAATTTAGATGAGTCTATAGTTGCAAAAAGAAAAATAGGTGAACCACTTAAAGTGATAATATCTTTAATAGAGTCATCTGAATAATAAATTTGACAGTAACCAGAAGTACCAGCAATTGTTGCGCCTGGGTCATTTGGACCACAAGTTTGCAGTTGGTTGTTCTGAATGTTAGCGTATATTACTGTTTGTATTGTCGATAAAGAATCAACATTTACATACTGTACAGTGTTAAATGAGTCCTCAATAGCAAAAAATTGATTGAGTGTTCGTAAGTGTGACCACTTATTACTGTAGTAATCTACGGCTGTTATATAATCACCACCTGCACCTGAGGCATAAAAATTAATAGTATAACCTGTAGCACTTAAAGCAGGGTATGACTGCCAGCTATTAAACGTATTAACGGTAAATGGTCCCATTATTTTAGCACTGAGCACCTGTGCACTCAAGCTAACAGATTGTGCACTTAAAGAGCTTAGAGGGTAGTTTTGCCAAGTTAGAGTAGTTGGCACAAAGTCATAAACATTTATTGTAGGGTTATATGAACTATCATATGCATTGCCATTACCGTCATAAATCGTTAATGTGACGTTATAGCTACCAGGCCATTGATACACATGACTTGCAGTAAGACCAGTAGAGAATGACCCGTCTCCAAAGTCCCAATGTATGAGAGTATTAGAAATACTTTGTGCTGAAGAAAGAAGTGTGGATGTTGAAAAGTTGGGTATAAAATTAAGTGGTGTAATATCTAAGGTATACGTGCTAAGAGCTGTGTTACCTGTATAGTCATAGATATTAAACTGTACATTATTATACTGTATGTTATACGACATTTTATGCTGTTACGAGTGATTGAATTGTAGGGGTAACGACGGATATTTTATTAATAAAATTTGCAGCGTTATTTAAGTATGGAAATTTAAAATATGGTAACTGCGTGTCTTGATTAATAATAGTAATATCGTTGTAAGGATATACAGGGTTGTATACAACAAAATTAATACCAGGAACACTGTATGTAGTTCCATCTGATAATGTTGTAACTGTTTGTATATTTGTAATACCACCAAGCTGTAAAATTTGACTTGTTAAATTATTGATACTGAGCAACAAACCAAGATTGTCATTTGTGGTAGCAAAATATTTTGTAATTATATTCGATACTTGAAGTGCGAGTGTTTTTGCGTTTTGCTTAGCTGTCGGAGATCTTGTGATTACAAGTTTTGTTGTTTGTGCAATCGACGGTGTGAGTGTTTGATTGGGTACATTTACACCTAAATCAACCTCCATATAAACCGGATCATTCATAACAACCTCTGTTGTTACTAATTGTGTGTCCTGTACACTGTTAAGTATGAGTTGTTTCTGTGATGAGTTGAGATAGTTTATACGTGTAGTAGCTGATGTTGTTTTGCTTAAGTTAGGTACAGCGTATATGTAAATATTGTTAAAATTAGTAGAGTCAGCAAACTTAACTTGATTGAATAATACGCGTGATTGTGTATTAGGCGAAGTCACACCGAGGTCAAAATAATATTTTAGATGACCTTGAACATAATCCCAGTTATTAACTACACGACATGAAGCGACAATATTGGTATAATTGCTCTTGACAAATGTTTGATAGTCATTTGCTGTAACCAATCTATATTGAGATTGAAATGTACTGCTTGAATTAGTACGAATACTATCAACACTCTCTACATCCTTAAAAGGTGTCGAAGGGTCACTGTTTGATAGAGTTATATTTGTAACTTGAGTCGATGTAAGTAGATTTAAATTAGCAGGTGTAGTATCTGTTTGTATAGTATTAAATTGCGGAGTACTATAGAGAAAAATTTTACTATTGTTCAGTAGATTAGTTCCGATTTCACCTTTTGAACCATCTGATTGTAGATAATAAACAGCAACTTGATCACCAGGGTTGAGTTGTTGCCCGGTGATATTATTACCAAACTTTATCTCATATCGACCATTTTCATTCAATCTTATTTCGTAGGCTGTTGCGTTTGAGTGCTCTAAAAATAATGATTGTACTGAAGACCATTTAACCCATGTAGGAGTTGAAATGGTATTATTTTTTACATAGACATCAATAGTAAAATGGTCTATGATAACATTATTATCACTTGAATCAACTGCAGTTACTGTGAGTATTTCAAAAGGAGCCCCAGTTGCTGTATATAATGGATATTCGATATATTTACCTTGATAAAGAACAGCATTACCTTCAAGATCTGTTAACTCTTCAGTATTGTTTGTATTTTTTGAAAATGTAATATCTGTATTAAATGAAAATGTAGTGCCGTTAGCAGATACATAACTGTATCTTGGTAGTGTATATAATCCTGCAGCAATAGAGGAATTACCAGAAGCTTGAAATGATAATACACTAGTTTGTGCACCAATTGGCTTATAACCGATTAATTTAACGATTTTATTAATGTTATCGTATAATTCAGCAGTTGTAAAAGTAGCTTCTGCACCTGTACGGTTTAGATAAAAGAGTAAAACGTGATAAGAATAAGCAATAATATCAATTATCGATGAAAGATTACTACCTTCATAGTTTTGATCTGTAATAATATTATTAGCATTGAGTCTATTGATAATGAGA